CGGATTGGCATAGAAAAAATCGTGATGAGATTTATACCCACAATCCAGCTCTTCAGTATATGAAAGTACCTGATAGAGGATTGTGGTTACTTCAACACTATGGTGTCAAGGTTACGGATAAAGAATACATTGGAATTAAATTAACAGATGGTTTATATGATGAGGCTAACAAATCTTATTTAATGTCTTACAATCCTGACTTCGGACTTCGTTCAAATATGCCTTACATATTACATCAAGCTGATATGATGGCGACTCATATTGAGTCTGACCAATGGAAACGAGGAACGGAAGTAGAAGAACCAATCAATACAAAAGTTCCAAAAACAAAAGATGAACAAAAACAAGTAGACAACTTAAAATCAAAATTTGATGAGTTGTTTGCTTAGGAGATAATTATGTGGATGTTTTTATCAATATTATTTTTCTTAATAAGTATTTTTACATCTGTATTGGTGTATTACTCTTTACGAAGAATAACACAATATGAAGAATTGATTTTGGAAATTCAACAAGTGATAAAATTCTCAACAGATAAAATGAAACTTGTTGATGCTAAAGGACATTATGAATCAGATGATGAGACTGGTTTTTTCTTTGAACAATTAAAACAAATTCAATTATCTTTAGATGGGATATTTGAAGAGGAGATACAAGATGCCAAAAAAGAAAATTGATAGTGTAAAAAAAGAAATTAAAAAAATAGTTAAAAAGAAAAAACGTAAAGTATATTTTGGGCAAGAGGTTCAAGATGCTATCATAGATTACAATTCTACAGAAAATGTTACTAAAAAAAATAGAATCTATCAAACAAGAATACATGCAGCTTTTGATAAGTTAGCTGAAAATATAATCAATACTTTTAAATTTACTTATTTTGATGACCCATTTCAAGATGTCAAGCATGAAGTTGTTGCATTTATGGTAATGAATATGCATAAATATGACCACACAAAAGGTTCAAAAGCATTTAGTTATTTTTCAGTTGTGGCTAAAAATTATTTAATTCTTCACAATAATAATAATTATAAAAAATACAAAACACATGATAAAATGGATGTATTGGATAGACGTAAAGGTAATGATGTTAGTAGTGAATCTGATTTTATAGTTTTAACAAATGAAATTATTGAATACTTTGATACCAATATGAACACTATTTTTAAAAAAGATAGAGATTTAAAAATTGGATATGCTATAATTGATTTAATGAGACAAAGGGAAGATATAGAAAACTTTAATAAAAAAGCTATCTATATTTTAATTAGAGAAATGACAGACGTTGAAACCGCTCACATTACGTCTGTTGTTAATGTCTTAAAAAAACATTACAAAAAACTAATAAACACTTATCACAAGCATGGTTCAGTGATATACAATTTTTCAGGTTCATTCTTTTAAATACTAAACCCTCTTAAATGAGGGTTTTTTATTTCATACAATTTCTTACAAATTTTATATTTATATATGAATAAGTATATCCAAAATGGAGATTCATATGTCAGATGGAAAAGAAATATTCGAGGGTAAAACCTTTCAAGATTTAACAAAAGATATTTACGAAAACACTACAAAGCGTAAAGTTCAAATAGATTTGTTAATATCAGAAATTCATGGATTCATAACAACCATTGATGATGTGGTATTGGTTGCACCTATTATAAAAGAATATATGGATACAGCTGTTCGTAATGATGAACACTTGGTAAAACTCGCTGGTGTATTACAGAGAATTATATCTAAATCACAAGGTGAATCCGATGAATCAATGTTATTAACAGACGAAGAAAAAGAAGAATTAATGGGGACACTTCAAGATACGGTTCAAGATTTACAGAATGAAAGTGACAGACTTGAAGCTACAAAAAACAAAACAATTGATTTGGGGAGTAATTAATGGTTCAGAATATCGCAACAAATACTGGACAAACTATATTTGGAGCTCTTGGAAAAGAATCCAATATTCCAATGTATATACAATTTGTAACAGGTTATTGTTCTGATGTATGTCACTCAGGTGAAAATATTTTCCATAAGGGAACAAGTCACACAAATACAATTATGGCTGTAGCTCATCAATCAGCTGATATATTTAAAACACAAAATACTGAAGATGACTCTGACAGATTTTACCCATTACTTAGAACTATGCATGATGTTCCATCAAAAGGAGATCCTGTTTTATTAACACAACTTGGTGGTGTTAATTATTATTTAGGTCCTTTAAATATGCCACAAAATAATCCTACTTGGAATGATGATATAAATTATAGAGCTAAAGCTTCAAGTTTAGTTGTGAAAACTCAAAATGGTATAACAACAACAAGAGGTGAGACGGGTGAAAGTTTAAACTTTAATAAAAAAAATCCTCATAAAAGATTAATTAAAAAAAGAAAAGAAGAGCTTGATGGTGGACCAGCATTGTATGAAACAACAGGTGATACATTAATTGAAGGAAGACATGGAAACAGTTTAAGAATTGGTAGTCGTAGTGATAAACCTTACATTTTCATATCAAATGCTAGAGACAATACTCAAGACATTGAAAAATTAACAGATGGTAGTTTAATTAGTATAACATCTTTTGGAACATTACAACAACATTTTGAAGATAGTGATTTAGATTCAACTGGAACATCGATTCCATTTAGATTGTCATCTGATGGTATTGAGGACAATACAAAAAAAATTGGTGATATTTATTCTTATTTAAATAATAATCAAAATGTTCAAGAAGGAATTTATAACTACAATGGAAATCAAATACTATTTCAATCTGATAGAATTACTTTAAATTCTAAACTTGATGATATTTTTGTTTCATCAATTAAAGACATATATATTGGTGCTGGTGAAAATCTATCAATTAATTCTTTTAAAACTTTAAATATTTTATCAAATAATATAAATATTGGTAATCCTAATAGTAATATGGAGTCGATGGTTTTAGGTGATACATTGTTTGAAGTTTTAAATTCTATCATTGATTTTTTTACAAGTTCACAAATCAATACTGGACAGATGGGATTACAATCTTTTCAAATGAATCCTGCATTTGATTTAAAAAAATTAAGTGAAATAAAAGATTTAGTTAAAAAAATTAAAAGTACAAAGCATAAAATAGAACAAGGGTAATTATGAAAAAGAAAAAAACAAATGTAAAAACTATAATCAGACAAATCGTTAGAGAAGAAGTTGCGATGGCTATTAAAGAAGTCATTACTGAATTAAATAAACCAACTCAATCTCAACCACAACCAAAAAAAATCATTGAGAAAAAATCATTCACAAAAAATTCAGTATTGAATGATGTATTGAATGAAACAGCTGCAAGTGATGAATGGAAAACAATGGGTGGTGCTGAATATACTTCAGATAAAATGAGTGAAGTGATGTCAAGACAATATGGTGATATTATGAATAACCAAAGTCCAACCATAAGTGTTGATGGCCAAACACCAGATTTTCTAAAAAAAGATTATAGAGAAGTTTTAAAAAAATCAAAAGAAAAATCTAATAGAAAGTATGGGGGATAATTGTGGGATTAAAAGGTGATTTATTAGACGCTTTAACTTTAGCATCAGCTGAAACTGGACAATCACAACCTGATATTTCAGATGGTTCATTTGCTGAAAGATATGCGCAATATCAAACTGAAGCGATAGTTAAATTTTTAACTGAAGCTGATTTTACAATCACTCAACTTAAAGCACCTGTGACTGTTGAAAGTTTAAAAACACCCGACCAGCCTGTGAATATTGAATTAGAAACTTTGTTAGGTGAATACCAACCTCTTTTAAAAGTTTTAAAAAAAATAGGTGACCCACTTGGACTTGGTTCTACAATTGATAAATTAGAGGGTGAGATTGAAAAAGCAATATCAAAAGTATTGGAAGGTGGTGCTAAATTAACTGGATTGGATTTAGGAAAAGATGCAGGTGGTTTGGAATGTGTTGGTTATGTTTTTATAGGTGATGAACCAGATTCTGTTGATTCAATAGATGTATCTGATGAACAGGGTCAAACTGCAAATACTACTGTTAAATTAATTCCAAACAATATTGAGGACTTATTATAATGGCTATTAAAGACCCATCAAGAAAACCTTATATTCAAGATAATGATACTAATGTTAAAGTTGGTATTGATTTACCAATTCGTAGAGATAGTGGATTGGATGGATTTTTTGCAACCACTTCAACAACCATTGAAGCTGTAAAAAACAATATTAGAAATTTATTACAAACACATGAAGGTGAAAGATTCTTTCAACCAAATTTAGGTTTGAATTTAAGAACGCTATTGTTTGAACATATATCAGAAGACAACTTACTTGTTGTTCAAGATGCAATATTGGATAAATTTGAATTTTGGTTACCATTTGTTGAAGTAAGAGATATACAAGTTTTAAATACAAATGATGATACAACAATTGGAGCAAATCAACTTAGAGTAAAAATAGATTTTAACATTAAACAAGACCCAAACACTTTGGATTCAGTGACATTAGATTTTTCAGGAGATATATCAGAACCCGAATCCTCAGTAGCTAGTGGTGGTGGATATTAATTGGAGATAAAATATGCCAACATATGGTAAAGAAAATTTTAAAGAATCAAATGTAAATTATTTAAATAAAGATTTTGGAGCATTAAAACAATCATTAATGAATTATGCTAAATCTTATTTTCCTAATACATATCGTGATTTTAATGAAACATCACCTGGTATGATGTTATTGGAAATGAATGCATATGTTGGAGATGTGTTGTCTTTTTATGTCGACCAACAATATCGTGAATTGTTGTTACCATTAGCAGAGGAAAGAAAAAATATAATCACAATGGCTAAGATGTTTGGTTACAAAGTAAAACCAATTGTTCCATCTTATGTTGATTTAACATTCACTTCCGAAGTGGATGCTTTAGATGCTGACCGTTCAAAGGTAGATTACTCAACAGGTGGTATATTTGATGCTGGTATCGAAATAGTCTCTAATACTAATTCAGATATTATTTTTTCAACATTAGAACCAATTGATTTTAGAATTTCTGCATCAAATGATACAGAAACAATCGGCTCAGAAACAGCTGCAGGATTAGCTGAAACTTATACATTATCAAGAACAGTAAGAGCTGTAAGTGCAACTGAAAAAACACTTTCAGTTCAAGTTGGAATACCTGAAAAATTTAAAACCATTACAATACCTGATAAAAATGTTGTTGATATTATTTCTTGTGTGGATTCAAATGGACAAAATTGGTATGAAGTTGATTTCTTAGCGCAAGATAAAGTTCCAATTTCTACTCATTATACAGATGATGCTAATAGAGATTCAGCTTATGTTGATGATTCAAATTTACCATCAGCAACAGCAGTTCCTTATTCATTAACTTATATCACAACACCAAAAAGATTTACTCGTGAAACAAATCAAGATGATACAACATCATTGATATTTGGAAATGGTGTATTAAAAAATGGAGAAACTATTGATGAGGGATTTTTAGATTTAGAACAGGCTGGAGTTGTAGTGCCTGGACAAGCTAATGATTTAAATGATTCTATTAATCCATTATTGGGTGATGAGTATTCAACATTAGGTGAAACACCAAATCAAACAACTTTAACTATTACTTATCGTGTTGGAGGTGGAATTACTTCTAATGTTTCATCTGCTGACATAACCACTACACCAACTTTAAGTGCTGAAAATGGGAATACATCTGCAATTTTAACAAGTGTAACTAATGATACACCAGCTCGTGGTGGTAAAAATCAAGAAGATACATTAGAGATAAAAGAAAAAGCTAAAGCGTTTTTCACAACACAAAACAGATGTGTAACAAAAGAAGATTTTGAAGCTAGAGTATTGAACATACCAGCTAAATTTGGAAACATCGCAAAGGCTTATGCTACAAGAGAAGAATCAATAATTCCTCCAGGAACTGGTACTTATAATGAAACAGTAAATTATGTAGCACAATCAAATGAAGCATTTGAGATTATTCAAAATAGTATTGATAATATTAGTGATTATATAAATAGTTCTGATTTAGGTGGTTTAGCAGATGATGTTATTAATCAACAATTAAATACAATAAAAACATCAATTCAAAATCAAATACTTGCGATGGGTGTAGCAATTGAAGATGTACCTACTGAACCAGATTTAACTAATTTGGCTAGAGAGTTAGAATTAGGAACGATAAGAATTTATTTATTAGCATATAATAATAGAAAACAATTAGTTGGTAACCCACATACAAATACAACTTTTACAAATGATAATTTACCAAACACTTTATTATCAAATATAAAAAACTACTTGGATAATTTCAAAATGTTAACAGACCTCATTGTTTTATATGATGGATACATTGTAAACTTTGGAGTGATATTTGATGTTATAGCTGAAAAATATGCTGACAAACAAAAAGTAAAATTAGATTGTATTGAAAAAATAAGAGAATACTTTAGAGTTGAGAAAATGCAATTCAATCAACCAATTTATAAAAGTAATTTAGAATTTGAATTGATGGGTGTTGAAGGTGTTCGTTCTATTGGGCATGTAACCATTACTCAAAAAGATGACTATAATAGTGATTCAGCCGATGCTAATTTATCGAATGCTACATATACATATTCTTTTAATAGTGATGTAGCGGGTAATGTTGATATAGATGGTGATGGTGAGAATGATGGAATGTTTGTTGACGCTACAACTACAGGTGGTGGAACTGCCGGTTATGGATATAAATATGATTTTCAAAATGCACTATCGACTGATGGAACAATTATATTACCACCAAACACTGCAACACCAACGGTTTTTGAATTAAAAAATCCAAACGAAAACATACAAGGGAGAGTTAGATAATGCATCATTTTATTTTTCCAAATCAAGACACTTGGATTTCAAGTGGTTCATCAAATGTAACAGGTGAATCTTTTAAAGACCAAAACTTTGGAAGAGACCAAATACTTGAAGTCAAAAAAGAATTTTTTAATAATGCTTTTGATTATCCTACAAGAGCATTAGTTCAATTTAGTGGAACTGAATTTACAGAGTTATCTAAGTCAATAGCAGATGGGACTATACCAGCACTTAGAGCTGCAGGGGGTACGAGTGGTACTAAAGTTTATTTAAGATTGTTTGAAGCTGAGGGTAATGCAGAGATGACTGAAGAATATACTTTAGCTATTCAACCTATATCTCAATCTTGGGTTGAAGGTACGGGTAAGTTTGGAGACAATCCAAAAAACACAAATGGTTGTAGTTGGGCAAATCGTAGTAATCCAATTGGTGGAACAGCTGTTACTTGGGCCGATACTGGTGCTACTGTTTTAAGTGTTAGTTCATCAACTCAAACTTTTTCAAATCAATCACCTGATGTAAATGTAGATGTAACAGATATGTTTCGTATGTGGTATCAAGGACAAGAAGAAAACTATGGAATGTTAGTTAGATTTAGTGGAAGTCAAGAAACAGACGAATCAACATTTGGACATTTAAAATTTTTCTCAAGAAATACACACACTATTTACTCACCAAAATTAGAAGTTCGTTGGGATGATTCATCATTCTCTACTGGTTCATTAAATGAATTAACAATGAGTGGATTAGCTGATAACTTTTTATATATGAAAGGTTTGAGAGAAGAATATAAAGTTGGTGAAAGAGTTAAGTTCAGAGTAGGTGCTAGAAAAAGATACATTCAAAAAACTTTTTCTACATCTGTTCAAACCGTAACTGGTTCATTTATAACTGAGGGTAGTGGTTCATATGCGATTAAAGATGTTGCTACTGATGAATTTATTGTCCCATTTGAAGATAATCAAGATACAAGTTATACAAAACTTAGTTGTGATAGTGATTCAAATTATTTTATTCAGTACTTGGATGGATTCTATCCTGATAGAGTTTATAAAATTTTATTGAAATTAAAATTAGACGATGGACAAGAACAAGTGTTTGATGATGATTTTGAATTTATAGTTAAAAGGAAATAGTTATGCCATTAGAAAAATTAGAAAAAAGCTCATTACCCTCACCATATGAATTTTTGTTAGATAGGGTAGCTGAAGCTTTAATAGAAAGTAGATATGTTGATACATCTGTAGTTGAAAACAATCAAAAATTTATTCTTGATGGTCAATTACAAGTTGGGGCTGGTGAAGGTGTATTGGCTCTTTTCCAAAAAGATGTAGCAGCTAATCCAGAAGATGGTGGTGATGTGGAGACTTCTCCAACTGGTGAGGTTACAAATGAATTAGAAACTATAGTTAGTGGGATAACGAATTTAGAAAGTATTGGTATTTCTATTTTTCAGCGTGAAGGAGTATCTAATAATCTTAATATAGGAATATCATTAAGGTCAGATGGTTTTGTTGGTGATATTACTGATTTACTTTTTACAGATACAAATCCATTAAATGTAAGTCAATTCATACCATTAAAGAAAAAACAATCAGTTGTCGATGTTGAACAAGCTGAAGAATTTCTTGATACAAATATTTTTGAATTATTACCACCTACAGTTACAAGACAAGATAGAATAGATAGATTATTTCAAGAATTAAATGCATTACTACCACCACTTTTACCTCAATTTGATGATAATGATGATGGAGTTGTTGATAGAGATATGGTTGGTGATTGGGTTAATGCTGAACGATACAGTCAAGACAATAGTATATCATATGCACAAGATAATCCAGAGGATTCAAATATTGATGAAGAAGAAGCATTTATTCATAGATTAAAAGATACAGCCAATGATGCAAATTCAGATTCTACCATAGAGGATATTTATAATACTGTAAAAAATTATTTAGATGATATATTAGAACCATTTACACCACCACAAGATGATAGACAAGTATATATAAATCAATCAAGTGGATATTTACAATTTAGAAATTTAAATCAAGGTATTATTATTCGTAATACAAATCAAGAATTTGTTGAAAGTTTAAATCCAACTTCACAAGAATATTTAGATACAGGTTTTACCATTACAATGTGGGTTAGATTTTTAGATAAAACATCAGAAGGAACATTATTTAATTTTGGTAGTCCTTTAAGAGGTGATGATACTGCGTTTGGTTTTAAATTAGAAACTTATGTATTGAATAAAGATGATTCAAGTCCAGATTCAAGTCACTCTACTTGGGGTGATTTTGACATTCATTGTCAAGACAGAATAGATGATTCTGGAACAAATGATATTTATTTATCAAGATATGAAAATTCAAATACTGCTCGTTATGTTAGACTTGTAGTGAATGATGGTGGAGTATTAAGAGATTCACATACTGGTGTAGGTGGTGGAGAGAAACAAAATGAAATACCAATTTTAGGTGGTGATGTGACAAAAGATATAGCATTAGCTCAAACAACACTCATTCCAGAAAATTTTCAAGAGTGGTATTTCATTTGCGCAACTTTTAATCCTGCTATTAATGAGGACACTTCCTTTCTCATAGACGAAGGTCCTGATAATGATGGTGATGGTAATCCTGATGGTGAACAAACTAATCCAACAGATGTAAATTTAAGTAATAGTACAAACTATTGGTTAAATCACATTGATCCAATTTCTGGAAATACAGTTACCCAATCATTATTTGGAAATAAATGCAAAGTAGAAATAATATCAAAAACGGATTTATTAAGGTCTAAAGGTTTTAAGGTAGATTAAAATGGCAGATTTCGAATTACCATTTCCACAATGTTTTGAGGAATTTGATATTAACCAAAGCGGCACCCTTTCAAACCAAGATGGTATTGCATTTTATCAGATGGGAAGGGAAGACATTCAATTACGAATTGTGGAGCTAACCCTATTAGGAAATCTTACCGATGAACAAATTGCTGAAGCTGGTGGTTATTGTCCAAATGGATATGATGGTATTAATTATGAAATATTTAGAGATGATGCAGTTGAAGAGGAAGATCCTGATGGTGATGGCATTGAAGATGATGCCGATGCTGAAATATCAACGACACCTTTTTGTGAAGTTTACTCTTGCAATTTAGTTGATTTTTTTAGTATTGACAAATTTTCATTAGAAACTGGATATACTTTTTTAATGAATCCATCACCATCTGCTGGTGAAGTTCGAAATGGAAGTATGACTTACTATATTGGCTTTGGTTGGTATAGTGGTGATGATGCTTTCTCAGAATATGATTTATTAGAAGGACATGGTATTCCAATTGATACTAATGAAGATGGTATTGTTGATTTTGAAGCTTATAACTTAACAATGGCCACCACTGAGGTAGTTGAAAATCAAGAGTTTTGTCATCCAGGTTTGGGTTGTGAGGGTTTTGGTACTGACACTGGTATAACTATACAACACGCTGATTTCGGTACAGGTGATTTTCCTATCTCCATTATACCAATCCCAATTGAAATCAATGACAGTACAGGTGAGCCAATTTATACTGAAGAACAATATGAATCTGGTAATGAAAATGTTTATAATAAAACTCCTGGTGATGGTGAAGAAGAAGAGTGTTTCGTTGCTGGAACAAAAGTCAAGATGTCAAATGGTTTGGAAAAAAACATTGAAGACATTCAAATTGGTGAAAAAGTTCTTTCATATAATATTCATACAAAAAAATTAGAACCAAAAAAAGTAACAAAATTATATACACAAGTTCATGATTTAGTTGATGGTGACATTACTGTTAAAACAAAATTCAACAATGGTGTAGAAACTCACAACACAATTGCAAATCCATTCTGGTCTAAGGATAAAGGATTCGTAGCAGCTGATGCTGAAAGATGTAATACACTACATCAGTGGGTTAAAGAAACTAATAATGGAAAAGATACCAAACAATTAAAAGTTGGTGATACATTGTATCATTACAATGATGAAGAATTACAAGAAGTAATGGTTACTGAAATTGAACACATTTTAGAACCTAATATAAGAACATATGATATAACCATTGAAGACAACCATACTTTTTTCGCTAATGGTATATTGACTCATAACTCCGGTGGCGGAGGAGGTGGTGATACAGATATTCCGGGTTGTAGAAATCAATATGCATGGAATTACAATCCAAATGCAAATGTTGGTGTTTCAGAAATGTGCGAATTTTGGGCTTGTGATTTACAAAGCGCCACTGCTCTAAACTATGATGCCAGATGTGATGCAGACTATGGTATAAGTGTAGAGTATGATCAAAATGGAGATGGTTATGTTGATACAACGGGTGCTGGCAACAATGGTGGAAAGGGTGGACAATGTGTTCGGACTACTCCAACTTTTACTTGTTCTTTATATAACTGTTTTAGTAGGCCATTTTTTCCTCCAGGCGCAATTATTCAGGCAGGTACAGACGCATGTATTTATGGATTAAGGGCTTGTGATGATCCATTAGCTCAGAATTGTAATGTAAATTGTCCTGATTGTATAGATCCTCAGACGGGTGATTCATATTGTGGTGATGATCCAAAACCACCATGTGTTGGAAGTGATGCATATATACCAGGTGGTCAATGTTATAGTGCTGGAGTATGGCCACTTAATAACCCAGTGGAGTTATGTGAATATGCTGATGGTGTTGGTTGTACGAACCCGGCAGCTGATAATTACGATCCAGACGCCACAATACCTTGTGATGGATTAAATTTTTCTTGTCCTGATGGTGAACAATTTCCTAATTGTTGTTGTGAATATAGTGCGCCTGATGGTGAAGATATTAAAAAAGTATGTTGTTTACCTGGCACACAATATGGAACAGTGGATGATTTTGCAAGATTTGAAGACGGTCCAACCAATGATGGATTTGGGGACATATTTATTGGAGATGACCCATATAATATAGGGAATGTATATAATTTAACTGCATGTAATCAAATAGATTGTGCAAATCAAGGTGATGAATTTTTCTACATTCATAGTAATGAACAATGTATTTCTGCTATGGGAGAATATGGGGCATTTGGACATAATGTTGTTTATAATTTTTATACAGGAAATGGTGAGAGTTATTTTAATCCTCCCGAAGGAGAAGATAATGATGATTATAAACATTATCCATTTTTAAATTATGACTATGCTGATAGATCAGTAGGGGAACAATCTGAAAACTTTGATGAATTATACTCTAAATATTTCGACCCACCAATTTTTTATTTGAATGATGAAGAGCGTGTAACTTTTTATGACGCTGGTTCGTTATACGATGAAGACGCACCTGAATACGAAATTGGTGGTATTTTTAATCCAGTATTTGATAGATGGCAGGTAGGTATTGATAAAGATGGTAATGAATTGTATAATTTACCAATCTATCACTCTATTTCTTGTGGGGAAATTGAATCGCAATTTCAATTATCAGCTGATGTTTATCAAGGAGATTTATTAGATTTTGAAATTGCTGATGGTTTTGTGAAATCACCTTTTCATCCTCAGATTGAAGGTGGAGAAGAAACATACCCAGCCTTATCCAGTTATGTAAATGGTATAGATTATTGTGGTGGTGAAGATTTAATCATAACTGCTATTGAAAGAATTTTTACTAACTCTGAAGCAGCGACTATACTACGAGCATTATTTTTATTTTATGGTGAGACTATAATTATGGGTCTTCCAAGTTTTGATGATAATGAATTAATACCATCACCAGTTAATACCTTTGGTATCGGAAAAAATAGATTAAGTATAGAATATGATTATCTTATAAGTTCATCTTATTTAAATGATTACTTCCCAAGTGATGATGGTGATTATAGAATAGCTAAAGAAGTATTGACAAGATTAGGAATGCCTTTACCACCAGTTGCTATATTTGGTTCAGATAATTCTTTATGTGATGGTGTTGAAGAATCATATCTTCAATTAATTGATGAATTTCTTCCTTTTCTTAAAGACCAAATTGAATACTTTTTTGGAGATTTTCAAATACCTAATGTTGATATTGAACCAACAATGAAAAGTCAATTAGATGTATTGAGTGGAATTGATTTAAGAGAAGATGAGTTAAATGCTTGCAGTCAGATGGAATTTATGACTTTACCAGGTGGTGTTGCTCAAGGTGATGGAATTTATTATAAAGGTAGTGATTTACCTGATGAATATTTTCAATACGCTCAAAATGCAGCTGCTGAAGAATATATAAAAAACTTTGCTTGTGATACTGAGTGGAATATAGATTTAAGATTTAGTAGATTAAGGGCTACTTGTAAAGATGGTTCAACCGTTATGGTGGGTGATACTGGTGATAATGCCAATGCTGGGATACAAGTAAATCATCCTGACCAAATATTCAACAATGGAATAGAGGCTTGTAATTCATTGTTAAAATTAAATTCAAACCAAGATTTATATTTTTTAGCAGATGGTGATGAACGAGAAGCTTTAGGTATTTTCTTTTTTGAAAATATAAACAGAGGAAATGAAAATTTTGTAAATACAAAAAGTTCAGAATTTGACCAATATAATTTACAAAATGGTGTGTTCAATGGTGGAGGAAAATCAGTCACAAGTATCATAGGTGATTCTGCGTTTATAACTAATGGATGGGATAATCCATATTATGCTGAAGGTTGGACTTTAATAAATAGTCCTCCAGATAATAGTGTTGGTGACCATCAAGAAGTAAATGCTTCTGCGGATTATATATCAAGCCGTATGGCACCTTATTGGTCACTAAACAATGAAGAGTGTCTTTCTTATGATAAATGTATAGTAGTTGATACTTTAACTCCAAACATTGATGATGCTGTAGAATATGATTCAAGACAAGGTATTTCAACTTTTGTTAAAAGAGAAAACTTATCTGAACAAGCTAGACGCGAAAAACATCAGTTTAAATTTTCATTTATGATGAAAACATTAGATGTAGATGCTGGTGTGGATTTGAAAGATACTGGAGTGCATGTTATATTAGCGTTTGCTGATGACCCTATTAATGATAATAATTATAATTTCACTCATCAAGGTATAGATGTTAATCCTTCTAAAAATTCACAATGTTCACCTAATTCACATCCCAATGGATTGAGTGGTGAACATTATACTGATACTATGTATGACAATTATCCGTTTGAAACCGAAATACATGGTAGTGGTTATGAATACCTCAACAAATATTATTTAAGAAAAAATGAGTATTGTAATAAATCAAGAGCATCTTTTACAAGTAATAAAATTGGTGAATGGGAAAAAATGGAATTTACAATAGAAACCAATAATGCACTAAATTTAAAGTTTGAAAAAGGTGTTAGGGTAATTATAACTCCATTACAATTAGCTAAAAAAGATATAAGATACTTGACAACACAAGTAAGTTCTCAACTACCCTGGAATCCAGACGATGACCAACCATATGTCGGAGCTTTTTATTTAGATGAAGTTTTAAATTCAAAGGGTTCAGCTAAAATTTTAATAGATAATGTAAAATTTAGAGAATCATTTGATTTTCATCCTGATATAGATGTAAGAAAGAAAAAAGCTTCTAATGAATATGGTTCAGTTTCCTTGACAGAATATTATGATAGGTTTAATCCTTATGGTAATGATGATATGTTTAATGATACAACTGCTCCATTAGAGGTTCAATTTTATTTTTATCCAAGATTTGCTTTTGACGATGTTTTATCAACAGAAAGAGATGTAATGGTTGAACAATTTAAATTTGGACAATTTTTTATTACAGATATTGATTGGGGTGATGGTTCTCCAATAGAATTTTCATCTCAACCAGCAAAAATTAAACCAAATTTTGTTGTATATCATACATATGAACAAAGTGGAATATATGAAATTAAAGGGACAATGCTCAGAATAGTACCGGAGGAATATATATATTCTTTTAGACCACAAGATGTAAAATACTCTGGAAATTTAGGTGTGGGTTTTAATCAAAATTTTTCTATAAAGATTAGTATTAACGAGGGACTAGATGAAGATTTTAGATACTTTGGTTCAGATGGATTTTCATTTATTCCATTCAAAGAAACAACACCAATTGTTGGTGGTTATTCAAAAGAAAGTATTTATTATAAATCTTTAAAAAGAAATTTAGGTATAGTTGCAGAAGATAAAGAAAACAATACTGTTACTTTAGTTGATGTTAATTATTCTAAAGTATCAGATAGATTAAAAGCAGAATCTGCTTTTCAAAAAATGGATAACTCATATCTTGATAGTGGAGTTCTTGAAACTTTAAAAGTATATCAAACTCCAATAGAAAATGATTTAAATACTACATCTGAATTTTTGCAAACATTACCATTTCCTAAATATATAGATGAATTTAATATACTTAATGTGGATGACATTGGCTCTGTAGACAATAGGGAAGAGTGGATTGATTTTGGTAGACCTGATATAGCCCAATACTTATCATATTATAATTCAAATATTTTACCATATGGTCAAGATATAATTGGTGAAAATGAAACAGGTGTTTATAACCCACCAACTACTTTTATTAATCCAACTGTAACATACATTAACGAACAATACACTGGTAATCAATATGGTTCAATAAGAGAAGGTTTGGGTGAGTCAGTTGGTGATTTTGATGTTGCAAATCCTAAATTTTTAAACAATACTTCTTCAATGTACGAATTATTAGGGTTTAAAAATGTAATGGATGGTAATCCAGCATCACAAACTTATTGGAAAAAAATAATAGACAAAGACATTTCTATATTTGATAGAGAGGGAATAGAATTATTAGATGATGGAACTTATGTAATGCCACAAATTGATATTGAAAGTGAACTTAATCCAGATGGGACAATAGAATATTCAGAATATTTCTATGCGAGTGTTGAAAGAACAGAAGACGATGATTTATCTGAAGGCAATCCTTTATTAATACCCTCCCAAATTCTCGACCCATTGGACATAGATTATCCCGATGGTATAGATGCATTTTTTGGAAATGAATCTACAGCTGAAAAAATTTGTAATGTTTTAAATTTTAGTAGTGTAGAAGATTTAGATTTTGCAGCAAGTGATGTAGGACCTTTAGCTTGGAATCCAACTGATGGAGAATGGGAACGCTCTCCACAAAACACTTTATTATCAAGGTTAGTGTGTGCTAGAGGACAATTAATAAATCAACAAGATTGGATAAATTCTGATTTGTATCACTATCCTGTATTACCAAGACATGGAAATGATGGAAGATATTTAGAAAATGATTACCCATATGATTTCATACCATCTCCTTTAACAGCTGATATTTATAATGAGAATCAATCTAATGAAAACCTTTTAGTTAACATTTCATCTGAAGAAATAGAACCAAATGTATTAAACGATAATAGTGGTAACAATAATAAAGGTTTTGTAATAAGTGACTATAAACCATTATTTGATTCAGAGAAATTTAGTATTGATAAAACAAAGAAATTTAACACATTAAAGAAAACAAAAAAGAATAGAGCATTTTAATGGGAAAAATACAACAATTTAAAAACAAGCCTGAACCATATGCATATGGACAATATTATTATGATAACGATGATGTAGAAAATATTGAACCCTATGAAGAATCAGATAGTTTAGTAAAACCAATTGATAAATACTCAGACAAAAGTTTACATTCTTTAGTTGTTTCAGATGAAACAAGAGATTACATTGTTGATAATAAATTAAGGTTCGTTAGAAATACAAGTATAACTATAAATAATTTAAAAGTAGTAGAAAACTCTACATCTGATACACACATTGATGTTAGATATATGGGATGGATATTTGATAGAAATACTTTTGATTGTTTTGATGGTGATAGTTTAAAAAGTTATGATGATTTATATGATAGGTTACATAGAGGTGGTGATGCATTAGAAGAGTTTTGTGCATTTATGAATTGGGATCATTCTGATATTTCCAATAATGGAGCACCTGATTTTTCATATTTGTTTGGTCAAAATATTCTTGAAAACCTTGGCAGTGAATTACCACTTTCAATTTTTCAACCTGATTATGCACACAAAGATACTTTAGGGGACATTGGTTTAACAAACTATGTAAATGCTGGAGAAGATAATTGGCGTTCAGGAGTAGATGTTACCGAAGTTCCATTTGCTCCAAATGATGATGTTACAAATCCAATTG